TAGAACTTGCATCTTCAGTATCAAACAGAACATTCTCTGAAGACCAAGAAGCTACTTTATCACAATTCGTATCTGATAACTCAGGTACATACACATACGCAGACATCGCATCTTCATTCGAAGGTGGAGAATTTTCTGCTAAATCAATACAGGGCAAAATTCTTTCAATGGAATTAACAGGTCATGTAAAACCAGCTGAGAAGCCAGAGACTGTTAGAACTTACTCTCCCGAAGAGGAAGCTACATTTACTACTATGGTAAATGGTGGGTCTTTTGTTGAAGAAATTGCAGAAGCTCTAGGCAAATCTGTTAACTCTATCAGAGGAAAGGCACTCAGCCTGCTAAGAAGTGGCGATATTAACGCTATTCCTAAGCAAAAAGAAACTAAAGGTTCTAGCAAAGCTGACCCTTTAGCTGAAGTTAACGATATCGATGGTATGACTGTCGAAGCTATCGCTGACGAAATTGGCAAAACTGTAAGAGGCGTTAAAACAATGCTAACTCGTAGAGGGTTAACTTGTGCTGATTACGATGGAGCTGCAAGAAAAGAAAAAGCTTCTAGCTAGTTCTTTCAAAACTCTGAGCAGGGAATAACTCCCTGCTCTTTTTTATCTGGGAGGGTAGACTTTGAACTTAACTTCAGCTCTGTTGAAGCAAATTATTACGCAGGAAGATTTTGAATCTTGGGGCAACCTTAGAGAAAATTATCTTTCAGCTGAGTATCAGTCTCTTTATAGAGTCATGGATACTCATATTAAAAATTTCAGTAGTCTCCCTTCTTTTGATGACCTCAAACTATCCATTCGTGATAGAAAGTTACAAGAAAAAGTATTCGCAATAGAAGCCGTCGAGGTAGATATCGATGCTTGGGTTCTCCTTGAGTACCTAAAAAATGAATACACACAAGTAGAAATACTAGATGAGCTTGATAAGTTTATCGACAAAACTGTAGCTATATCTTCGGCAGAAGAAAATGTTGAAGCAATTCAACAAATTGTTCTAGATGTGGGCGAACGAGTAGACCTCAAAGCTCCCGAAGAAAACATGCAAACAATTCCTTTGTTTGATTCAGAGAAAGACCTTAGAAAGTTCTTACCTCTTGGCCTCAATGATGACTATGACCAAACACTCAAGTTCTCTCCCAGAGATTTGATACTTGTTGGTGGTCGCAGAGGTGCTGGTAAGTCTATCACTTGTTGTAACATTGCTAACAATGTATACGAACAAGGAAGAAGTTCCCTTTACTTTACCATAGAAATGGACAGTCGTTCCATTCTACAAAGAATGTGTGCCTTAGGCGCTCGTATTCCTATTTCCCGATTAGCTACACGAAACTTGACAACTGTTGAGTGGGACAGAGTAGCAAACTGGTGGGCAGGAAGATTTGAAGGTGGAGCTGAATTACTACCAGAGTTCACTGAACACAGAGATTTTGACGCATTTCATACTAAACTTCAGACTAATCCTTTACACAAGGATAAACAAATTGATGTAGTGTATGACCCAGTACTAAGTCTTTCTAGAATCCGCCAGGAGTTAGAAAGCAAAGTATCGCAAACAGATTATGGGGTTATTGTAGTTGATTACTTAAACCAAGTAAAACGCTCCAATGCTCCAAGTCGCGGAGGACAATATGACTGGACAGAGCAAATAGAAGTAAGTAAGACTCTGAAAAGTATCGCACAGGAATACGAAATTCCTGTGTTTGCACCTTACCAAACCGATAGCACAGGTGAGGCAAGATTTGCAAAAGGTATTCTTGATGCAGCAGATGCAGCCTTTACATTAGAGACATGGTCACCAGAAGATGAAGCCATTACCTTTAACTGTACTAAAATGAGAAGTGCTAAGATGGAAGGATTTACTAGTGTAATGGACTGGGAAACACTAAAGATAGGACCGCAGTCTACTATGAATCCTAAAGAGAAAGAAGCAATTAGAGATAGTTTATCAACAGGAGAAGATATACATGACGCAATATAACGATTTAATTATAAAAAAAGCAAAAGAATTAGAAGCTGAAGAGTGGGGCAATCAAGTACAATACATACATGCTAGTAATGGTATTATGGAGATTGCTTATAACAATGGACTCAAAAGATTCGAAGAGACTAAACCTAATGGAAAGAAATGGACAGAAGGACAGAAAGAATCAAAAGATTCTTTATTTCAATCTTTTGGTAAATGGCTTGTAGACCAGCGTGGCAAGTGATAGAATAGGACTTAAGTCCGCAGAATTAGTAGGCGTACCACCTTATGAAGTAAGGGTAGTTACTACTGACTTTATGTTAGAGCAGCCACAGGTTGCAGAAAACATAATGAATGTACCACTAAATAGAAAACTTATGAATAGTATAAGACTGAATGGAATACTTAATCCATTCCTTTCTATGAAGATGTGGTACCCGTTAGCAGGAAGTCAAAGACTTAGAGCTGCTGCGGAAATAAAGAAAGAGTATCCAAACTTTAATGTGAATATAACTGTTCATAGATTTTTAGAGGATTACCATAATTGTTTTTATCTTTGGCCTGACGAAGACTTTAGAAGTAAAGCTATTGCTATTTGGTTTCAAACCCAAGAAGTAGTATTCAAGTCACTACATTACAAAGATGACATAGATAAAGACGGAACTAAAATGACCGAGTATGAAGATATCGGTGAAAAACTAAAATGGAAAAGAGATGGCAGAAATAATTACACAGTTGCTAGTAGTAGCAGTAATAATTCTAGCGATTTCATCAGTAAATAGCTAATGAGAGTAGATGAATTATTACAAGAGCAACGCATTGAGTTTAAAGTCTCTGGAAGAGACTATTTAGTTAAATGCTTAAACCCTGACCACGAGGATAGTAATCCGAGTATGCGTGTGGATAACATCACAGGTATATTTAATTGTTTTGCTTGTGGTTTCAGGGGTAATGTCTTTAAACATTTTGGTGCTGCAGCAAACTTTCTAGAGATTAAGAGACAAAAGTTGAAAGAATCTATAGATGAAACTCGCTCAGCAAGTATAGGTTTTGAGTTTCCTAAAGGTTTTGTCCCTTATGTGGGCAACTGGAGAGGAATCAAACCAGAAACATATAAGCATTTCGAAGCTTTTATGCATCACGACTCGCAATTCAACGGAAGAGTTGTATTCCCAGTTCGTGATATAACAGGAAAGGTGGTAGCTTTCAACGGTCGACATATGACCATGACTGAGATACCCAAATATCTCATCTACCCTCCACAAGCAAAGCTACCGCTTTATCCCTCTACAGTTAACCCTATCAAAGGTAGGGTTATCTTAGTAGAAGGAATATTTGACATGATTAATCTTTATGATAAAGGTTTATCAAATGCAATTTGTTGTTTCGGAACAAGAAACATAGATGCAGATAAACTTGCCATTCTCAAAATGCAGAATGTAGAAGGAGTAGATATTATGTTTGATGGAGATGAGGCAGGGCAAACAGCCGCCGAAGAAGTAAAAGGGTTAGCAGAAAGAGTAGGACTAACCTCTAGGAATATAAACCTAGGAAATCACATAGACCCAGGCGGATTACCAGAGATTAAGGTAGCAGATGTCAGGAGAAGGTTATATAGTTCTTGACACCGCGTTCAGAATTTGATATAATATATATAATAAAAAAAGGAATCACATGACAAATATAGCATTAATAGAATCTAAAACCAGTAGAACTAACTGGGAGGATAGGTTTGATAATAATTTTGAGATAGACAGATATGCTCTATGCTCTGATAGTAGTAAAAAGAAAATACTAAAAGCAGATGTAGATATCGAAATAGATATCGATGCATACGAGTGGATTATCGTAGTTGGTTCAGAAGCCCTTAAGTTTTATACTAGTGTAAATTCTATAACAGAATATAGTGGCAAGTGTGTAGACGATAAGTTTCTACCAGTAATTAACCCTGCTATGTTATCCTTTAAGCCAGAGGCAAAACCTCTATGGGACAAAAGTAAATCTAACATCATTGATTACATCAATGGGGATTTAAAACAAGTAAAACTTGATGAAAATAAATGTTATGGTATTCAAGACACTAAACAATTCCATGAGTTCTTACAAGCAGCCATAGACCACCCTAATAAATATGTAGGGTTAGATTCAGAGACAACAGGGTTATACCCAAGAGATGGTCATATGCTTGGTATGAGTATATCATACGAGAAAGACCATGGAGCTTACATAGACACAGAGTGTGTTGATGAGAAAGCAGAACAGATGTTACAAGAGTTATTCGACAAGAAGATAATAATATTTCACAATGCAAAGTTTGACTTAGCGTTCTTCGAGTATCATTTCAACTTTACCTTCCCCAACTTTGAAGATACAATGTTACTACATTATTGTCTAGACGAAGTACCAGGGGGTCATGGACTAAAACAATTAGCTATGGAACATACTCTTTATGGAGACTATGAGAAGCCTATGTATGACTGGATAGACCAGTACAAGAAACAACATAGAATACTCAAAGCAGACTTTCAATGGGGTGCAATTCCTTTTGATGTAATGAAAGTATATGCAGCAATGGACGCAGTAGTAACACTATTAGTATTTGAGAAGCTATACCCAGCAGTAAGAAAGAATGCAAAGCTATTCAGTGTATATGAAAATATACTTATACCTGGCTGTAGAATGTTAACAGATATTCAAGACAATGGAGTACCTTTCGATAAGCTAAGATTACTTAAAGGTAGAGACTTAATGCAGAATAATATAGATGAAGCAGTTGCAAAACTATATGAGTTTCCTGCTATCAAAAGTTTTGAGACAGCAAAAGGTAAAGAATTTAATCCAAACAGTACTGTGCAGCTTAGGTCACTACTGTTTGATTTTGTCGGGCTAAAGCCTACAGGCAAAAAGACTGGCACAGGTGCAGACTCAACTGATGCCGAAGTGTTGAAAGAACTATCAGAACAACACGAAATACCTGCACACATTCTTTCTATTAGGCAGAAATCTAAGATTAAGAATACCTATTTAGACAAAATATACCCACAATTAGATAAAGACAGTAGACTGCGTACAGGTTTCAACCTGCATGGCACAACCTCTGGTAGACTATCTTCTAGTGGTAAAATGAACATGCAACAAATCCCTAGAGACAATCCTATTGTCAAAGGCTGTATCAAAGCAGCTCCAGGGCACAAGATTGTTGCAATGGATTTAACAACTGCAGAAGTTTACGTTGCTGCTGTGCTTGCTGATGACAAAAACCTAATGGAGATATTTAAGACTGGTGGAAACTTCCATAGCAATATTGCCAAATTAGTATTTAATTTACCCTGTGAAGCGGAAGAAATTGCAGAATTCTATCCCACACAAAGACAGGCAGCTAAAGCTGTTACCTTCGGCATAATGTATGGTGCTGGGTCAAATAAAATATCACAGCAAGTCACAGCTGATTCGGGTAAATCTTTTACCAAGAGTCAAGCTCAAGAAGTTATTGATGATTACTTCAAACAGTTCCACAAACTCAAAAAGTGGATAGATGTATCTAGTAAGTTTATTATGGATAATGGATTTATATATGGTGCTACTGGTAGAAAGAGACGACTACCAAATGTTAAGTCTGATAATCAAGGAATACAAAGTCATGAGGTCAGGTCAGGTATGAACTTCTTAGTTCAATCTGTAGCCTCTGACATTAATCTACTTGGTGCTATAGACATGAACGCTTATGTAAAGACTAATAAGATGAAGTCTAGAATCTTTGCATTAGTACACGATTCAATTCTAGCAGAAGTGCCTGATGATGAAGTAGAGAAGTATTCAGAAGCACTACAAGGTTTCATTCAACAAGATAGAGGATTTAGTATCCCAGGAACTCCTGTAGGTTGTGACTTTGATGTTGGTGATGACTACTCGTTTGGGAAGTTTGAAGCCAAGTATGATATATGATAAAATAACTTTCCCTATTTTTGTAGTACACAGCGATGAAATAATATTCGTTGATGGAATACTTTGGATTGGAAACGAAGTACTAGATGATACAAATATGAAAGGTAAAACTTTAGGATTGAGAAGACTACAAAGTCCTATGAATAGTATATATCCTTTAAAGTCAATGATTAAAAATATTAGAGCATTACTTGACCATCAAGGAAAGTATTACATAGATAGCACAGGTCGTTTCTTTAGGCAAATAAAAACAACGAAAGTAGTATTAAAGTATCATAAAATACTAAGAATAGAAAAGAAAGATATAGCTAGTGTTATGTGGGTGAAAGACTGTCCTTACCCTTTTACTTTAGACAGACCTTTAACTGAAGGAGAAAGTTGGGCAGGATTATTATATAGAAAGGGGCTACCTTGGTTACTATATGATACATCGAATAAGAAGAAAAAGAATTCATGGAGAAAAATATGATAACTATAGTAGATAATATATTTATGCCGCATCAGATGGAATTATTTAGATGTAGAATAAATAGTTCACACACAGAAGAATTCATTAGTGGATATAGTAGTAAACCAGGAGAAGGATTCTTTAGACCCGAAGAGATACATATAAATGAAGTAATGTGTAAAGGAATACTAAAAGAAGTAAATAACTATGTAAACTTAGACACTTCTATTGGCTATGAGTATTGGACACATACAAATACTAGACCAACAGATAAACATCAAGATAAAGATGAGGTTGCATATATAACAAAAGGTATATCAAGATTTCCTATGTGCTCCTCAGTATATTATTTAACAGTAGAAAATCTTACTGGTGGGGAGTTGGTTTTTGATGATGTAACTATAACTCCAGTACAAAATAGATTAGTTATATTTAAAAAAGGTTTAGAACATTATGTAAATCCTTTTGAAGGAACTAGAGTCTCTATTGCAGTAAATCCTTGGGACACTAAGCTCTACAAATGAAAGCAGTTATAAGCGACAGAATCTACTTAGAGTTACTACCTGCTCAACAGAAAAAAATTGATGACGAACTTACGTATGCCATACCCTCGTTTAAGTTCGGTGACCCACCACTCATTATAAAAAATATGGCAATGATAAGACAGGGACTAGTAGCGATACCGGTGGGCAGAATTGACCTAATCCCTGCGGACCACGAGGTTATAGATAAGAGAGTACTAAAGCCAGTAGACTTCCCCGAGTTTAATTTGACATTAAGACCAAGCCAACAGTCTGTATATGACGAAATTGGTGACGGCGGCATAATTAACGCTTGGGTAAGTTGGGGTAAGACATTTACAGGTCTTGCCATAGCTCAGAAGCTAGGTCAGAAAACCCTAGTAATAACTCATACTTTGGCTTTAAGAAAGCAGTGGGAAGATGAAGTAAAGAAAGTTTTTGGAATCACGCCTGGAATTATAGGTAGTGGTAAATTTGAATTAAACAGTCCAATCGTCATTGGGAATATACAAAGCCTGTATAGAAAGATACCTGAGATTAGACAAGAGTTTGGCACTCTCATACTTGACGAAATGCATCATGTTAGTAGTAAGACATTTTCTAGAATAGTAGACAAAAATTGTGCTAAACATAAGATTGGACTGACTGGAACGTTACAAAGAAAAGATGGTAGACATGTAGTCTTCCGTGATTACTTTGGAAATAATGTACTAAAACCACCTAAGGAAAACTTTATGATGCCTAAAGTGCATATCTTACCAATAGATATACGCTTTATGGACGGAAATAGTATACCTTGGGCAAATAGAATTAATGAGTTAGCTTACAACCCAGAGTACCAACATTCTGTGGCAATGGCTGCGTCATCGTACGCGGCTAAAGGTCACAAAGTGTTAGTGGTATCTGATAGAGTAGACTTCCTTAGGAACTGCGCAGAACTCACTGGTAGTAACGCAGTTTGTGTGACGGGCAAAGTCCATCACGAAGATAGAGCAGATATAATAGCACAGATTTTTGAGGACAAAGACGTTCTCTATGGGACACAGTCTATATTCTCAGAGGGTATTTCTTTAAATATTCTAAGCTGTTTGATACTCGCAACACCAGTAAACAATGAGCCGTTACTTACACAGCTCATTGGAAGAATAATTAGAGATTACGAAGGAAAACAACAACCTATAGTCGTAGATATTAATTTAATCGGAAAAACAGCAAAGAGACAAGCTAGTCTACGACTAGGCTACTATCTTAAGCAGGGCTATGAAATATCAAGCCTGTAAAGACCTCCGAAAAATATGTCTTGACATGGGTTTCAAAATTTGTTATAATATATGATAAAATATAATTGGGAAAAGATAAAAAGTGAGACCAATGGAGATTCTGTTTCTATTCTCACTATAGTTCATTTATTAACATATAAAAGAATTCCTGCTAGTAGGAAAGACAAAACTTATAAATACTTTGGAAAGAGTTTTGTAGGAGATAGCTTTCTCGTCAATCCAAGGCAACTACTAGTAGAAAGGAAAAATTATAGCAATAAAGAAGCTGCCGAGTATATCGCAGTAGCTTCATACCGAAATTATTTTAATTACATACAAACAGGACAGACAACACTAGAGTTGATACATCTACCTGTTAGTGAAAGCATAGTAAATCGCAACAGACTGCTTCGGATAGATAATGGTCTAGTACACTTTCTATTTGAAGATAACGCTAAATGGAGAACATAAATGGCATTACAATTTAATCAAGCACAGGGGAGTGCAAAAAAATCCTCAATCGACCAGTACACTTACAAAGAAGGAGATAATATCTTCAGACTAGTAGGAGACATACTTCCAAGGTATGTTTACTGGATTAAGGGAGAAAATGGCAAGAATATTCCGATGGAATGTCTAGCTTTCGACCGTAACACAGAAACATTTAATAACAAGGAAACAGACCATGTAAGGTCTTTCTTCCCTGAGTTAAAATGTGGTTGGGCATACGCTATTCAAGCTATTGACCCACAAGATGGCAAAGTTAAAGTTGTCAATCTAAAGAAAAAACTAATGGAACAAATCATGGTTGCCGCAGAAGATTTAGGCGACCCTACCGACCCTGAGACTGGGTGGGACGTTTGTTTCCAAAGAGTTAAGACTGGACCTATGGCATTTAATGTCGAGTACAGACTACAAGCACTCAAGTGCAAACCAAGACCTTTAACAGAAGCTGAGCAGGAAACAGTTGCAGAACTACGTTCTATGGACGATGTACTAGCAAGACCTACACCTGATGCACAGTTAGAGCTTTTACAAAGAGTTACTCAACCAGCTGGAGCGGAAGCCCCTTCAGATGTTGATTCAGAATTCAGCATTAGTTAAGGAGAGAGTCATGGATTATGGAATAGGAAATACCTTCCCGAATTTTTCTGCTGCAGCAGTAGATGTCGATAACATGCTTATTGATATTGATGTGCTACAGGAAGATATGTGGACAGTAGTTTATTTTTATCCAAAAGACTTTACCTTTATCTGCCCTACAGAGATATCCGATATGGATAAGCTCTTAGGGGAGGCTGATGTTTTAGGATTTAGCCCTGATAACGAGTTTTGTAAATTGGCTTGGAAAGAACACAATGCTATCATTAGAGATATTCAACACCCTTTGTGTTGTGATGCTGGTGGTAGACTTGCTAAGAAATTAGGTGTTTATGATGTAGAACAAGGAGTTCCTTATAGAGCTACTTATATTCTAGATGTAGACCACGTAATTCAACATGTATCAGTTAACGCACTAGATACAGGCAGAAATGCAGAAGAAATATTAAGAACACTTTTAGCTTTAAAAGCTGGTGGGCTTACAGGTTGTGCATGGCAGCCAGGAGAAGATTTCGTAGCGTGATATTATTTACAGCAGATTGGCATATTAAATTAGGTCAGAAGAATGTACCAATGGCATGGGCATGCTCTAGATACAAGTTGTTTTTCGAAGCTATTCATAAGTTAGAAAACAATGAAGATATCAGTATGCATATTATTGGTGGAGACTTATTTGACCGTGTTCCTTCTATGGATGAGCTTACACTTTACTTTGATTTTGTAAAAGATGTAACCATACCTACTATTATTTATGATGGTAACCATGAAGCCACTAAGAAGAACAAGACATTCTTTAGTAATCTAAAGAGAGCTACTACTGATGTAAACCCTTTAGTTGAGATTGTAGACGTATGGACAGAGTTCCAATGGGGAACTATACTACCTTATGCAGACTTGCATAAAAAAGGTATGATAGAGTTATGCAATACCAACAAACCTTTGTACACACATGTAAGGGGAGAAATCCCACCTCATGTAACACCAGAGGTTGACTTGGACAGATTCAAAGAATTTCCTGTAGTATACGCAGGTGACCTACATAGTCACTCAAATACGCAGAGAAATATTATCTATCCAGGCAGTCCCATGACTACATCTTTTCATAGAGATGTAGTTAAAACGGGCTATCTTCTAATTGATGAAGAATATGATACTTGGACTTGGGAACAGTTTGACCTGCCCCAGTTACTAAGAAAAACAGTAAGTAGTGAAGATGAAATGATTGCAACAGATTTTCACCATACTATCTATGAGATAGAAGGTGACGTAGCTGACTTAGCAAACATCAAAAACTCTGAACTGTTGGATAAGAAAGTAGTAAAACGAAGTAGTGAAGCTACGCTTAATCTCAAAGACTTGACAATGGAAGAAGAATTAGTAGAGTACTTAAGTGCGATACTAAACTTAAATGATGATAAAATAAAATCAATAATGGGAGTGTTTAGTGATTATTCTAAAAACGCTACGCTGGGATAATTGTTTCAGCTATGGGCAAAATAATACTCTTGACCTTAATGACAGTAACCTTACCCAACTCGTTGGGACTAATGGAATGGGCAAGTCTTCCATTCCACTTATTATCGAAGAAGTCTTATTTAATAAGAATAGTAAGGGGATAAAGAAACAAGAGATACAAAATAGATTTGTCAACAATGGCTATTCTATTAATCTTACCTTTCAGGTAGATGAAGATGACTACGAGATTGATGTAATTCGTAAAGCATCTATAAAATGTAAACTGTATAAAAATGGAGAAGATATCTCTTCTCATACTGCAACGAACACCTATAAGACAGTTCAAGAACTACTTGGGCTTGACTTTAAGACCTTCACGCAGTTAGTATATCAGAATACAAACACATCATTACAGTTTCTAACTGCAACAGATACAAATAGAAAAAAGTTTCTCATTGATTTGTTAAAGCTAGAAGAGTATGTAGAGTTCTTTGATATATTCAAGGAAGCTTCAAGAGAAGTTTCTTTAGAATTAAGTAGCATACACGCTAGGTATGACACTATAGAAAAATGGTTAAATGAAAATAAATTGGAAAGTATAGACATACTTCCTATCTTAGATTTACCAAAACCATCAGAAAGTGATGAGAAGTCTTTAAGGCAATTACGAAACGATTTTGAAAAGATTTCGGAAAATAACAAAAAAATTATAGATAATAATTTTGTAAAAGAACAGTTAGATGAGCTGGAAGTTTCAGGTCATCTAGAGCCAGTGGGAGAGGAGATATCCTTGACTGCTATGCTGCAGCAACAAGGAACCTTCGGTTCCAAGGTGGCTGAAGCTCAAGCACATTTGGATAAACTCTCGGAACTTGAAGGGCA